GGCCCACATTTCTTGAATTTCAGTTAGTTTCATAATGTCCTCAAATAGAAATAATATAATTATACTACAATTTAGTTATAAAGTCAATAAATTTTTAAACATTAAAACTGATACTTTCTCCACAACCACAACTGCTCGACGCAAGTGGTGCTTGTATCTCGATAACACTACCAATTATGTCTACTTTCTTATTTACAGTACTACCTATAAGGTAAAGTTCCGACGGTCTATCTAACCAGAAAGTCCAATCAGTATACTCTTGAGGAAAGTCATCTTCCACGAGCTCTTCTACATTCTTTACCAGATCCCACTTGTAACTGAACCCAGCACATCCACCACCTGCAAGAGAAAGACGCACACCAAGTGCATTGTTGGAGGTGGATACATTACGAAAATGCTCAAGAGCAGACTCTGTAAACTGTATACGATCTTTAATCATATAATTATTAAACCTTCTCAATCGTATAAAGTGCGTATTTAAACGTTGCAGATGCCGACATATGCGCTGCACTTCCTGTACTGATGTCAAATTCCAACCCTTGTAGGCTAATAGGAAAGAGATCTCTGAAGTGAATAATAATATTTGGTTTATTATCGGAATCTAAAATTGTTAAATCAGCATCTGAGAAGTTTCCTAATGCACCGAGACGTTTATCTGGTGTTCCTGGAAATCTAAAACTCTGAGAGTTATTCCAAGCGTTATACTGGTCTGGACCCTCTGGAGCACCAAGACCTACTAGCCAATTATAGATTTCAAGATAATCTGACATATCTTCTTGAACCATAAACTTAATGGTTAATTCTTCAAAGTTTATTTTCTCGCCTGGAACTGGAATTCTAACGAGTGGATTCTCAAAATCAATAAAACCAATAGAAAGTTGCGGAATACTAGCTGCTTGACAGAAATATGAAATATTTGGAGAGTTGTTAATTTGAAACTTAAAACCATTCGGCTTCAGGTAATTTAGGTCAGTAGGTTGTTTATTGACCCACATAGCCTCAGTAATTCCAGAATCAGTTTTAGTAACCATAAGACCCTCGTTGTTTCATACTATTTATAAAGAAAAAGGGAGGAGCCTTTCGACCCCTCCCAGTTTCCTGTAATCCTCTCTCTAAAGGAGAGGTATTGATTACATGATGTTGGTAACCTTAACGCGACGATAGTACTGGTTACGCGAGGCAGTGAACGTGTCACCGTCAGTTGTACCGTTTGACTGAGTCACGAATGGGTTAGCAATCATGCCGTAACGAGTCTTAAAGCCGACCTTTGGCTGGAAGGTGTTAGGATCGATTGCACGAACCATTTGTAGTGGAACATATGGGCAATAGAAGATACCAGCGTCATAAGCATTCGAGCCCTTATAGCCAACAACGTAGTACTGGCTAGCAGCACCTTGGTTTGCTGAGTAAGGATCGATGAACACTTTGTATTGACCGTTCAGAACACCAGCGAAGGTGTTGCCTGTATCGTCAACAGTCAGGTTGTTATTCAGCTGTGGGTTATAGTCCAGTTTACCAGCAGCAGATAGAGCACTTGCAACGTCTGACGAACAGATGATGAAGTTACCCTTGCCACGACGAGTGTCTTGAGCAATAACGTTCGCGTCACGGTCGATGTTGAACATCAGACCCTTGAAGCGTTCTACCGACCAACGACCGTTTGAGTCAACGTCAAGGTCGAAAGTTCCAGGAGTTGCAGTCGAAGCTGCACCGCTCTTAGCTACCTTGTAGATAGTACGGATAACTTCGCGGTTGATTTCAGCAAGAATTTCTTGTGAAAGGATGTTTGTCAGTTCTGACTCAGCATCAAGACCGTGAATTGCCTTGAGATCTTGAGCGAGTTCGACAGTGTATTCTGCTTTAAGAGCACGTGTCTTAGCAGTTACAGTTGTCTTCTCGATCGAGAATGCCATTTGACCAAAGTCAGTTCCACCAGATTCGCCAAGTTGCTCAGCGTCTACGGTTGCAATACCAACACCAGTGGTGTAAGTGCCGTCAACTGGGTTCGAACCATCATGCGATCCTGAACCAGCGAAGTCTGTATCAGCTTCGTTGAAGAGAGCTTCTGTACCAGAGTTGGTGCTATAGTGTGACTTCATTGCGAAGATCAAACCAGTTGGACCTGTCATTGGCTGAACGCCAGCAACGTCATATGCCATCAAGTTTGGAAGAGCACGACGAACAAGCGAGATCAAGATTGGATCGTACTTGTCGATAGCTGATGCACCCGAGCCAGCAATGTTATTTGCTGGAGTTTCGAAAAGTGCTGACTTTTCTTCGATAAGCGCACGTTCTTGGTTTTCAAGAACAACTGCGGTAACTGCTTTGCGGTAATTATCCTTAATCACTCCGAGACCTTCGTGATTAAGTACTGGTGCCCACTTCTGCTGTAGGTTTTCTGAAAGAAACATTTAGTTATCTCCTAGTAGGGGTTTCAATTTACTATTTATAAAATTTAATTCTTAGCAACCATTGCGTCAAGAGCCTTGACGTATTGATTTACTGACGTTGAAGTTTCGATGAACTCGTTTTCATATCCATCGTCAAGTCTTTCTTCGGAGAGTGACTTATTCTTAGGGAAATAATTTTCCTTAATAACAGTCAGCTTCTCTTCAAAAATATCCGCATTCTCGAATTCTACGTCGGCGACTAATGATCTCAACTTCTCAGCGTCAGTCTTTGCGAGGTCCTCAGCAACTACTGTAAGTACGCTTTCTTTTTGAAGTTCTACATTTGAAGCGTGCAGTTCTACATTTGCAGCTAATGTTTCGTCCAGACGAGAAGCTAGTTCGTCGAGCTGGGCTTGCATTTCACCAAGTACATCATATTTCTCTTCGGGAACATCAACATAATGTTCTGCGAACAAGTTCTTAAGACCGCTGATAAATGATTCTGTAATGTCGCTACGCAGTGTGTTTTCAACTGCTACTTCATTTGCAGCAACCCACTGTTCAGCAACATAGCCGAGATATGAGTCAACTTTTTCAACGAGTTCGTTCTTATATTCTTCGATGAGAGTTGCTGATTCAGCAATAAGCGATTCTTCAATCGCAGTAATCTCATTGGTTACACGAGCAACAACCATTGCTTCAAAAAGCGATGCAGCCTTGCCACGGAATTCTTCTGAAAGATCTTGATTGCCGTCAAACAAAGCAGAAAGATCAGCAGTGAAATCTACTTCTTCTTCCAGCTCGTCTTCAGCTTCTTCTAGATCTTCATCTTCTTCTAGATCTTCGTCTTCTTCTGGATCATATTCTTCTTGATGAACATTACCCTTTGACGATGCCATGTTTACAACCGAAGTTGGATCACTATGGGTCGTAAAGTTTGGTGCATCACCTGCGCCTGATTGTGAAATCTTGCTCTTATTGTCAGAAATTGGTGACGCTTCTTTGGCGCCTGGATTGTCAGTTTCCTGATCACGTTCGCTTGCAATGGTTGCATCTTCCGAAGAACCTTGACGTGGATTTTTCGCATCGCCTGCAGTTTTTGCTGGGATCGAAGTATCCTTACCCTTTGCTGCGCCCATTGGTCCAGCATTTTCCTCTGATAATTGCTTACCCGCAAGCAACTCTCTGATTTTCTGTTCTACGCTCATTTGCTTCTCCTAAAGTCGGATTTATATCTTATTTATAATAAAATTACTTTTTAGAAAGATGACTCAAAAACTTACTGAACACAGCAAGTTTAGCTTCTTCTAATTGATTACGGCTTGCTTTCTTAATGACTTTCTTGACCATATCGCATGCTTGCTCAGTCCAGAGACCATTAACAACTACCCATTCCTTATTTTCCATAATGCCTCTTACGAACGCATCAGGAGCAGAAGGATCCGCAACAATGTCTGCTGCGGTTGCAAGATGAAAATCGTCTTGGACAATTTTTACACCATCTCTATTTTCAGCTAAAGTACCAAGTCCTCTTGACGAAACGCCAAGTTGTCCACCCGATTCAATAAGACCACGAGCAATATTGCCCATTGGAGTCTCTGTGATTTTAGCTTTACCATGCCAATTATCGCCATCGCGACGAAGTTCGGTAATGATATGACTTACACGATCAAGATTGATTGATGGACCATCAGGATGTCCCAATTCACCAAATGCTCGTTTGCCTTCGACCGCTTCTTTCATATAGCGGTTTACTTCCTTCTCCATAATCTCAGAAGGATACATGCGTCCATTACGGTTTTTCAGATTTGATTGTAAGAAAACACCCTCAATATAAAGTGACTTCTTGCCATCTTTCTCTTCGACGATATAACGAACGTCTTCGTTGACTTCGGTAATAAGTTTCATTAGCCTAGATCTCCTTGATTCTGGTGCTGTTGCGAACCATAACCAGAAACTTTAGCAAGTTCTATTACAACTGAACCAGTTCCTGACGAGAAATCAACAACCAAATCTGAACCGTTTTCTTCGTTGTCTGACCACCCCAGAAATTCCATTTTACCTGAACCTGATAGATAGTATAAAACTACACTGTTCCTAGTAATAGTAGCAGTGGTGCTTACTGCCAGCGCCCAATGAAGAGAGCGAATATTTGCTTTGGGTGACGACTGAGTTTCAGTAGTCTTTTTTAAATCTGTGGCAAGTGCAACAGTGGCGCTGCCTGTTCCGCGCA